TGTCATGGTCGGACCCGATCTAGTCAAAATTGTCATAACCTACAATCCTGACTCGACGGATCGCCCGGTGGTAAAGAAAGCCATGCCACCACAGGGATACATCATCGAAGATTTGGAAGAACTCTACCGCTATCGCAGCAAGGAGGGTTGGTCTGTCCTTCGCTTGGATGCTTCGAAGTGCGAAAACGTTGTTCAGCGCAAAACGGTTTATCCCGGCCTGCAGAGTTTCGAGGGTTTCATGAAGTTCGTGCAGGGTGGTGGCGACACATCGGCCGATTATTTCGAAAAAGCACGCGGATTCCCGCCGATCAAGGGCGCCGTGAACATCGTGATTCCGTCGACGGGTCCGCAGGAATACCGCGGCGAAGCCATCTTTATCGAACCGCCGGAAATTTACGCCACGGTGGATTGCGCCTACCAAGGCGAAGATGGCGCGGTGCTCACGCTCGCGCGCTATGGTCTGGCTTCCGGATGGATCAGGGAGAACGGTGAAAAAAATGTGTTCATGGACTACCTCAAGCCCACCGAACGAAAGCCGCGCTACCTCCTGCAATACGATCAGCAAATTCCACTGATCAATCGCGATGACACCGTTTCCTTGGGTGAGGAAATCATTGAAAAGTGCAAGACGCTCAAAATCAAACCAGAGAACGTTGGCATCGATGGTACTGGCAATGGATTTGGCACCTATTCGCATTTGAAAAACTACTGGAAAAAGGCCGATGGCACCAAAGCCGAAGTGTGCTTTATCCAGTGGGGACGCAAGGCCACCGAAAAGAAGATCCTCAACGAAGATCAGGCGCCGGCCAGTTCGGTTTATGACACGATCATTTCCGAAATGTGGTTCACGGTGCGCCGGTGGCTGGAATCGGGTTGTATCATCATCAGTCCGATGATTCCACATTCGCCGCTCAACCAACAGTTGACGAATCGCCGCTTTGCTCGTGTGCGCGGTGCGCTGATGCACGTGGAAAGCAAACCGGAATACAAATCACGCGGCAATTCATCGCCCGACGAAGCGGACAGCTTCATCATGATTCCCTACGTCATCCGCCACACCCATTTGGTGCTCCCCGGAATGCAGGTGGACAGCGAAATGGAAAAAGACGATAAACCAGATGAAGAACATCACGAGATCGATGAAAGTCGCCACATCGATCCAGATGCTTTTGAAGGCGCCCGCCACATCATTGTCCATGAAGTTGAAGCTTAAATTCCCCTACTTCAAAGAACCACCCAAGGGTTGGCATTGGATTCGTGAAGGCATAACTTTCCGCGCGAAAAGCCCGGAAGCGGTGGTGGAAAAAGTGAAACAGCATCTGATCACCAATGGCCGGCCACCACTCGATCTGATGAATGAATACGTGTCATACGTGGCGGCCAACTGGCCAAATTTGGTGGTGGAAGATCACTCCCCGGCGGCGCCGCAGTATCACATCCCGATCATGGATGTGTTGGCCAACCTGCATCATTTGTCAGCCAAGCCGCTGGTTGACGTACCGGAAACAGCCGAAGCCGAAAAGCGCGCGAAGATCTGTGAGACATGTCCCCATAATCGCCGCATGCGGGGTGATTCTGATGTGCTGGACGCAATAAATCAGCGTGCCTACATGCTGACAAAGGGCCAACTCAACAAACTCGGTTATTGCGCCCTGTATCGTTGGGATAATCGCGTTGCCACGCGTTGGGATAAAAAACTCCTAGAACAGTTCAAGTGTGAGGAAGAGAAGCCTGCCCTGTGCTGGTTTTGAACTTCGACGCTGCCCGAAAAGTAGTGGTGGCAAGTTTCAAGTACATGTCGCACCGGCCGCGGCCACTTCCACGCCCCTTGGCTTGGATTGCTTCGACGTAAATCTGAGTGTTGTTCTGATCGTTAATATCCTGTTCGCAGCCGGTGATCTTATCGATGTTGGGGGCGTGCAGCAAAATCACCTTGTCGGCGTCTTGTTCAATGTTTCCCGACTCGCGCAGATCCGAAATCATCGGATCACGGTTCTCGCGCTCAACCGCGCGCCCGATCTGTGAAAGCAACAAAACAGGGATCTTGAGATCGATGGCCAGATCTTTCATGGCGCCGGTGAAACGGCCAAGGGCCAGATCCCGGGTTTCGCCCTTTTCCTGTTGGGGATTGTATCGTTGAAGATAATCGATGGCCAAATATTTCAGATCCAGCATCAACGCCGCAGACTTCACGCGCGCCACGAGTTGGGCCAAGGTTTTATCCTGATCGTAAATGTGGAGGGTGCGCAGTTCTTTGATGGTTCGAACTGCTTTGCAAAATTCTTCGATCTCGCGGGGATGCATGCCGCCCTTGCGAAGCGTTTTCCACGAGAAACCGGAAATGTGTTGGGCGAAGAGCGGTGGCAGTTCGCCAACTGGCATTTCACGACTGAAAAGCGCGGTGTGGCCGTAGTGCTTCGCAACGTGGTAGCAGTCTTGGCGTGCGAGGGTGGATTTTCCGATGCTTGGCCGCGCGCCCAAAACGATCAGTTCGCCGGGCAGCTTGGTTCCGAACCGATCATCAAAATCCGGCCAAGCCCAAGTGATGCCGATATCTTCCTGCGTCGCCGTGCCACTTTTAATGCGTTCGATCATCGCCAGCGTGGCATCGGCTGCCTGCGGAAGCGTGATCATCGATTCCGTGGCGTTACGGATCGAAAGAATCCGGTTCACTTCATAGGTGAAATCTTCAACCTTCGCCCCTTCTTCATAGGCAAGTTCTGTTGTCTTGAGCGCAGATTTTATCAATTCACGCTGAACGAAGGATTCCCGAACCCTTTCAATGAAGTAATTCAACTGCGCGGTGGTCGGAAGCTTTTTCGAAATATCAGTGAGCGCCGCGACGCCGCCAACATCATCAAGCTTATTGATCTTGCGCAGTTCTTCGAACATCACGTCAAAACCAAGCTCGCGCCCGTTCTTGTGCAGCCAAAGGAACGTCTGGAAAATCAAACGGTGCTTTTCGATGTAAAAGCTTTCAGGCGTTAGGTGTCCATCCATCGCCTTGGACAGCGCCGAAACGCCATCCAAAAAAATACCTGACAGAACAGACTGTTCGGCTTCCACACTGTGCGGAGGGGTACGTCCAAGCAAAGAAGATGCGTCGATACTCATGGAAACCTGCGGCGGGGAAGTTTTTTTGTTTTGTTTTTCGGACAGTGCTGCAAACGCTAACCTTGGATTACGCCCACACCTCACCCATTGCGAGCGAGTATAAGTCCGTAGCTTACCCTGTCGGCATTGTCTCAATTCACAGGGGTGAAAGTTTTGCGAACAGCACGACGCCGGTAAATCCGGTTGCACATTGTTCCAGCACTGTGCTGCCGTGCCGTTCACGAAACCTTCAACTGCTACGATCTCACCGGCTGCCTTCGCAGCCCGACATAGATGAATAGTCCATTGGGTTAGGGATCAGATGGACACCGTAGAAACACTGTCTTGGCCTACCCTTGGGCTGCCAAGTCCTCGTCACTCTTAACGCTGCGGAGTGGTGCGCTCTTAATCATTCCCTGAATAGACATCCTACCCGTGAATAACGCAGCCTCCCACGTTTAGGCCGAACCAGTTCTTCGCTGAAAAGGTTCCGTTTTCGACGCAGAGGGCTTAGGGAAGAGACGAACAATTTCCCGGCTGACACATCACCGATAGGAAGTCTATTCAAGGAACGCGGGCAAAAAGAAACCCGGCTCTCAGGTACAAGCTGAAAACCGGGATTCAAAAATAGGGGATGGCCCCACAAGGAAATTGAACTCAGGCTAACCGTCTTGTACTCGGAAGCAAGGAAAGAAGTGAAACATTTTTCCGCTACATCAATACAAAAAACAGAAAATCGAAATAAAAAGTTTTTGAAGCCAACAAAAGTTCTTGACGCCACCGAAAAGCGCCGCCTCACTGACCGCACATTTGTAATTAACGCGGTTTAACAAAGCTGTACCCAAGAACAGCAGACGTCCCCGGTAAGTCGGGGCATCGACCCCAAGCGGGTGGATCTGGCTAAGTTCTTTTTAGTTTTGCGTCGGTTCCCGTAGAAGCGAACGGTCGGGCCTTTTAAGCCCGCGCGGCGATGCCGCCACCGGGGGTGCAAGTCCCTCTCGACGCACCAATTTTCGGCGCCTTTGCCAAGCAGTAAGGCCGCGGCTTGCAAACCCGCTATGCGCAGGTGCAATTCCTGCAGGCGCCTCCATTTTCGGGCCGTTGGTGATAGAAGATAACACGCCGCACTTGCAATGCGGAGAAGAGGGAGCGTTACCCTCACGGTCCACCAATTTTATGTGCTGCTGGGTCATATAGCTGATCGCCTGTCTTCCAAACAGGATCAAGTGAGTGCAAATCTCACGCAGCACTCCACTTTACCGGAAAGATGACAAATTTGGCTGTCGGCGGCCTGTAAATCCGCTAACCTTATGGGTAGCAGGTGCGAACCCTGCCTTTCCGACCATTTCACTGGCCTGTAGCTCAACGAGACAGAGCGCGCGCTTGATAAGCGCAAGACGCGGGCGCAATTCCCGACTGGCCAACCATTTTATAGAGACAACAGGTAACAGTATCGGCTGGCACTCCAAACGCCTAGCGAGTTGGTGCGATTCCAACTGTCTCTGCCATGGTGAACGAACAAGTGTTCAGAGTCCCCTGAAGAGGGAATCGGATGCGGAGCGTTACCGCAGTTCACCACCACTTTTGTTGCAGGGAGCTTTAGAAGTCCGCGAGTCTCATAAGCTCGTGTAATCGGGTGCGAATCCCGGCCCTGCACCCATTTTAATCGGTCCTAAGTGTTGGCTAGTTGCACATTCCGTTTGGGGCGGAATAGCGTGAGTGCGAATCTCACAGGACCGACCATTTTAAAATTTACGTGGCTGAATTCAACTAGTGTTGATGCGTGTCTGTCTAACATGCCAAGGCGAGTGCGATCCTCGTCAGCCGCGCCATTCTCCGTTGGTGAAATAGTAATCACACGAAGCTTACATCTTCGAATCGTGGGTGCAATACCTGCACGGAGAACCATTTTATTGCTCAGTGGTGTTAAAGTCACACGTCGCTCTGTTAAAGCGTAAGTTGCATGTGCGAGTCATGCCTGAGCAGCCATTTCACGGTCCCATGATGTAACAGTACGCATGCACGCCTTTGAAGCGTTGAAGTTCTGGCGCAAATCCAGATGGGACTGCCATTGTCGCCTAGTATAATCAGCAATACAACTGACTCTGAATCAGTAATCGGTGGAGCATAACCATCGGCGACAGCCAATTTACGGATCGCAAGCATTGCAATCGATGCTCTTCGCTCTTAACGATGAGAACCCGGGGAAGTACCGGGGCGATCCACCACGGAAGATCCTTCAGCAAGGCGCAGACTTTCATATGGTCAGCGAACCGAGGGCAGCACTCGGATCTTCCCCCATTTTACGGTCCTCAAATTCAGTGAGCGGAATGCGTCATTGGTAATGACGATGTGGCGAGTGCAATTCTCGCGTGGACCTCCATTTTGTGGGCGCATGATGTAATAGTAGCCATGCTAGTTTTAGAAACTAGTGGAGAAATCCGTGGGGGTGCAATTCCCTCTGCGCCTACCAATTTACGCCCGGTTCGTTTATATAGTAGGACTTCGCGCTTTCAACGCGACACAACGGATGCAAGTTCCGTACCGGGTGCCATCTTGGCGTGGGCTTATTGGGAATAGAATACCAGAAACACTTAAAACGTTTCACCTTTGCGCGTGCAAGTCGCGCCGCCAAGACCAACATGCCGTTGTGGCGAAATCAGCAAACGCGCGCAGCCCAAACCTGCGTTTTTTGTGGGTGCGAATCCCACCTTCGGCACCACTTTTATCCTACAGTGTCCAAGCGGACCCGATGGTTTTATGAACCGTAGTGCGCCAGATTAGCGCCGTGATCAGGGGCAGTACCTGACTGTAGGACCATGGTTGTTACCCCGAGAGAGCGCGGGCCTCGTTTCGTAATCGAGTGTAGGCGGCTGCAATGCCGCAACAACCTCCACTTTATGCCCATGAAGCATTAGTCGTGATGCGCCGGTCCTGTAAACCGGAAATGCGAATGCAAACGTCGCTGTGGGCTCCATCTATGCCTTATTCAAATCCAGAAAAACACCGTGAAAGAACTCGGCAGAGAACTAAAGAAAGGCGGGATTTGTGGTTCAAAGAAAACGGACCATGTAAAATATGTGGGTCATGGGACAGACTGGAATTAGATCATGAAGACCCTAGGAGTAAGATGACGCATAGAATTTGGGGGATGTGCAATATTAAGCGAAATTCAGAATTAAAAAAATGCCGGCCACTTTGTTATAAGTGTCACAAAAAAAAGACCGTTATTGAGAATTCATCTAGAACATTACATGGAACAAAGCATGCGTATGATAAATACGGATGCAGATGCCAACTTTGCTCGAAAGCTAAATCTGATTCCCAAAGAAAGCAGAGAGATAGATATCGTTTAGTCAGCTGGACACCACGGCCTAAAATGATTTCAAGTGCTATCCAGCTACCATGCGATTTTACGGGGATTGTGAGGTAATAGCAGCCTACCAAGTTGTGAACTTGGGTGAGACGGAGCATAACCGTCCATTCCCACCATTTACGCCGTCGTCGTCCAATCATACAGGACATATCCCCGCGAAGGATAAGATCTCAGTGAGAGTCTGAGCGATGGCACCATTTGGGGGATCTCGGCAATGTATAGTCACTCTCGCTTCGAACGAGAATTAGTGTGGGTTAAAGTCCCACGATCCCCACCACTTTCCCGTAGCTTAAACACAAAGCAGCGCACTTCTAAGGCGACGACTGTGGGTGAGATTCCCACCGGGAAAACCATTTTGGAAGGTAGCGTCAGCAGTGACAAACGCTCTTGAAAAGCGTCGCAGCGATTAAAAGCGCGAGGGTGCAACTCCTTTACTTTCCGCCATGGAGAATAGGGCCACCAAGAGGTGGAGGTGATTTGCTAAATCATTGACCGTTTATTCGGTCCCCGCGCACTACGGGTGTTCTCCGCCATTTTGCTTGATATCAAATAAACAGTATGGCATACAGTCTTAATGCTAAAACAAGCTAGTACACGTAAACAAGGTGATGTTGGAACCGCGTATGCAGTTTCCTATTATGCCAGAAATGGGTTTACCGTATCCATCCCGCTGGCCGATAGTCAGCCATATGATCTAATTGTAGATAAAGATGGTATCGGACTTAAAAGGGTTCAGGTAAAAACATCAACAAAAGTTACACCAACAGGTCATTATTCAGTGGAACTACGAACCATATCCAACCGCCGGGGAGGTAAATTGGAAATAAGGAAATTCTCAAAACAAAAGGCTGACATACTTTTCATTGTATGTGGCGATGAGCGAATGTTTGCAATTCCAGCCGATCTTGCAGACGGGATGGCACAAATTTTAGTTACTAAAAGGTTTCCTCTCTATGAGGTAAAATAGTTTTTCGCGTTAGATTACAAATGTGATTTCTATGGATTCGATATTAGAAAAACAAATTGTGCTTTCGTTGAACCGTTCATGGCAGCCAATCGGCATCATGACCGTTCGCAAAGCCATTGTTGCGATGGCCGGTGGAATTGATGGACAGCATCCAGCCCTTGGCATGGACATAGAATTAGCCGATGACGAAACACTTCAGATCGCCACGCCTGTGAAATGGGATGACTGGCTGAAGCTTCCCGTGCGCGATCAGGATCTTTCGATCATGACGCCACACGGCCCCATCCGCGCGCCAACGGTGATCATCTGCCACAACTACAATAAAGTGCCAATGAAGATGCCCCGGCTTTCACCGGCAAACATATGGCATCGTGACGGTGGAATGTGTCAGTACAGTGGACGCAAGCTCACGCGCGCCGAAGGGAATCTTGATCACGTCAATCCACGCTCGCGCGGTGGAAAGGATACATGGGAAAACCTTGTGCTTTCGCATAAGGACATAAATTCCATGAAGGGCAATCGCACCAACAAGGAAGCTGGCCTTACGCTGATCAGAAAGCCCGCGGCGCCGCCGGCCACACCCGTTTCTTTCTCCATTCGAGAAGCCAAGCATCGCCATTGGCGCCCGTTTTTGCATAGCTAAAACTATTTTATAAAAATAGAATCTGCTTGCTTGGCATGTTTACCAAGCTACTAAAGATAAGGCATGCCGATCCCCGATGTCATGCCTTCAAGCTTGAGCCAAGATTTTGGCTCAGATCCGGAAGTCAGCGAAAAGACCCTTGAACCGGAAAAAAGAGCCATAAATTCGGTTCAACAGGCCTATTCTGTAGCCGAAACGATGATTTATGACGCTCGCAAGAAAATTGCACAAGCTGCTAAGATCACCACCAAAATCAATGGCGCGCCGCCCAAAAATCCTAGAATTCAGGCGAATCAGGGTAAGGACTGGCAATCCAATGTCTCAACCGGCGCCCTTGCCACCACCTGTTCGAAGATTCCGCCACGGCTATGGATGCCAGTCAAGACGGCGCGTTATCTCACCGCGGCCAGTCTGCCGCCCGAAACCCCGAACGGCGCGCACAAGAGCGAATTTTATCGCCGCACAATAACCAGTGCCATCCGTTCGTGGAAAAAGTGGCCTTTCTTTGTTCAGGGCTTGGCGCGCGAGACATCACTTTACGGCTACAGCTTTGCATCATTCTTCGATGAATATGAATGGCGCCCAACCATGTTACGCATGGATCGTGGTTTTGTTCCGGTTGGAACCGAGATCATGGAGGAAAATATCGCATTCTTCCTCGTCAAATATGACTACCGCCCGGGAGATCTGTTGAGGATCGCGAAAGATAGCCTAGATGTTGGTTCGGATTCGTGGCAAAAAGAAAATGTGGTCAAAGCGGTGAATGCCGCGGCGCCGCCCTCACGTTCCGCCACACCAGAAAACATCCGCAATTTTGAAGATCTCGTGCGCAATGGCACGCAGTGGCTTTCCTTCACCAAGGGCGCCAAGTTCGTGCAGACATTGCATCTTTTCGCGCAGGAAATGGACGGGAAGGTCAGCCATTACATTCTTCTGGCTGATGAAGACGGCAACGCCTACGGCAATTTGGAAGGATCAGCGGACAAAGAGGGATTGCTTTATCAGAAACTGGATCGATTCGATTCCATGTCCGATGTGATGTCATCGTTCGTATTCGAATTCGGAAACGGAACCATCCATGGCGCGCAGGGCGCCGGCCAGATCCTTTATGACATGTCGGTCCAAGTTGAACTGACTCGCAATGACGCCTTCGACGGATTGAAGATGGCCGGCCGCGTGAAGATCGAAACGGCCGATGCCAAGGACGTCAATCAGGTGAAAATGCAGGTGATGGATGATAAAGTCATCGTGGCGGGTGGAAAATATAACGGCGTCGCCGCCGGTCTATCCAACAACACAGAGGCATTTATTGCGCTGGATCAGAAAGTGACCGGTTTGATGGATGAAAAAGTCGGCGCATTTCTACCGCCGGCGCCAATCCCCGGAACGTCGCCAACCGCAACCCAAGTCAACATCCAAGCGCAGCGTGAAGATGAAGTTCGCAATGCGATTCTCGAGAACTGGCTTACGCAATTCGCTCAGTTGGTGCATGCCATCGAACGGCGCCTAACCGATCCGGAAAATCCGGACCCGGTAGCAAAAAAGGTTCGTGAAAAGCTTTTGAAGGTCATGAGCACGGACGAAGTTGAGGAACTTCGCTCGAACATGCCGGATGAAACGATTCTCGCATTCACCGATATCATGATGAAGCAAAAGGCTGCCTTCGCTCAGAGCAAGACGCAGGGACCGAATGCCGCCCTATACGATCAATATCAGTTGGAACAACTGCAGGCGGAAGCCATTGTTGGGCAGGACACATCTTCGGTGATCCTTCCCCCGGGCGAAGATCAGAACAAGGTGGCCGAAGCCGCGCGACAACAGATCATCGAAGCCACGCCGCTTGGATCTGGTGTTCCGGTTCCCGTCACAAGCGGGGATAATCACTACGTTCACATGCAGACGCTCAAGCCCGTGATCGCGTCGCTTTTCAATGCCGCGTCATCCGATCCATCAAAGATCCCCGGTGCTGAAAAGATGCTCGAGCATTACACTGCGCATTATGATGCCGGCGTGAAAACGAAAACGCTGCCCAAGGATCAAATTAACGAAGAAAAGAAACTCATTCGTTCTTGGCAGGTGGCGCTTGATTCGGTCAAGAAGCGCGCCATGGCACAGTCAAAGATTGACGAAGTTAAGCAAGCGCAGTTGCAGCTGGCCCAAAATGGTCCGGGTGGAATGCCGCCAATGGGCGCAGATCAAGGCGCTGGCGCCGCGCCAATGCCAGAAGGAACACCGCCCGAAGCCGCTGCACCGGCCGCGCCAGAAGCGCAGCCCGCGGCCGCGCAGCCCGCTCCGATGATCACGCTGAATATCAGCGTCGACGCCAATCAACCGCAGGTGGCAAAATCAATTGTCATCAATCGCGATCCCGGCACCGGTCAAGTGACCGCAATCAGCCAACCTGTTCCGCCCACACAACCACCGCCGGCGCCCGCGCCTCTACAGTTACAGCCGCAAGCACCGCTAGGCACACTGTAAAATGGCCACACACCTGTCAGTCTTGGCGCGCAACGTTGAACTAGACGCCTTGGCGAGCCTGTTCGACTTCGCGATCATGCGGATCTTCACCGGTCTGCAACCGCAGTCCATCGGCATGCCGGAAACTGGCTTATTGCTGGCTCAACTACAGTTCAACCAACCAGCATTTTCGCCGGCGCAAGGCGGAATCATTGTTGCCACAAACATTCTGCCAGATCCGGCCGCCGCCAACGATGGCCAAGCCGGATGGGTTCGAATTTATCACGCCGATGGAATCACGCCGATCATGGATGGCGCCTGCGGATGTTCCGCGCAGGGAATCCCCGGCGAAATCGATCTTGTCTCAATTTTCATCCTCAAAGGATCAATCGTGGCCTGCCACGCCCTCAGAATAGGAACACCGGAATAATATGGTTTTCGATAATCACGCCAATTTTGGCTATGCCCTGATTCTCATTCCACCGGTTCCAGCGATTTCGGGAAACACGCTGACGCTGGCCGCCGGCGGCGCCGCCGTGTTACCCGCCGCCCCGTTCAACGCCACCATCTGGCCAACGGGCGCCGCGCCGTATTTCAACAATGCTGAAATCGTGCGCGTGACAGCTATCGTTGGCGATACGCTCACGATCTCACGCGCGCAGGAAGGATCGAATGCCCGGGCAATTGTGGCCGGCGATCAGTTCGCAAACACAATCACAGTGAAGGTAGTCACTGACATCGAAAACGCCATCAATTCGATCCCCGCCGCGCCGGTTTCAAGCGTGTTCGGACGCACTGGCGCAGTTGTCGCGCAGGCCGGCGATTACACCGCGGCCGATGTTGGACTTGGCAGCGTTGCCAATGCCCTGCAGCTGATTGCCGCGAATAATCTCAGCGATCTCACAGATGTTCCGGCGGCGCGCGGAAATCTCGGCGGAACAACCGTAGGACAAAACTTTTTCACGCTCGCCAATCCATCGGCGATCACATTCCCGCGTATCAATGCGGACAATACAGTCAGTGCATTGGATGCCGCCACATTCCGCGCCGCAATTGGCGCAGGAACGTCAAGTTTCAGCGGTGTTCACAACGATCTCACATCCATTCAGGGTGGAACAGCTGGTGAATATTATCACCTGACAAGCGCAGAGCATGGATCGATCATGCTGAAATCGGTTTACGATACCGATGATAATGGAATTGTGGACAAATCGCAGACGCTGCAGACATATGCATATTTCCAAGGATCGGTGACGAAGGGAGATCCAATCTACGTTTCTGGCACAAGTGGAAGCCAAATCATGGTGAACAAAGCGCAGGCCGGTTCACTCAGCAGCATGCCGGCAATTGGCGTGGCTGCGGAAAGTTATTCCGGTGGTGATACCGGACT